CCTGTAGCTGAGTTCAATCCAGCTTGAGTAAGGAATCCAGAAGGATTAGAGGCAATTGGATAATAGTTTTTATCTCCGACTTCAACAAAGAAGCCGGAAAACTCAACTTGATCCACCTGTTTCCTTCTGACTAAATTCGCCATACTATATTAGAGTTACACTAAAACATTACTGGAGTAAATGTAAATGTAGTAGTTTCTACATTTTGTTTCATTATATCGTTATAACATTTAACACCCCAATTAGCCAACATAAACGCAGAATAATTATCTTTTCTAGCTCTTGTAGCTGAAGAGCCTCGTTTTAAATGTTGAGGCAAATCAAAATTTTGCATGCCTCTAGAAGTAGTGGTGTATTCTACCATAGAACATTGTTTTTTTGTTTGATAAATGAAGTCATCTTGATTTTCTATGAAGTCTAGATTGGTCCAGTCTTCTTTATCTCCAGTAAATATTAATTCTCTAGGCAGTGTCGCACTTATAGCTTCATCAAAAAATTTATCATTAGAACAAGTTCTAGAAGCGAATAAAACTTTTTTGTAATCTATGCAAGCTTGTAAATATTCATTACCTTTTCTAATAAATCCAGAAGAGAATACTTGGCTAAATGCTATTCTTTTTTCTGAGAGATTGTATTGAGATCTTGCATTCTTAACTTGCATCTCATATTCTTGGCCTTCTGATTCAGCAACGAAATCTAAAAGTTTAATATTTATTTTTGAGTTTTTGAATATATCAGATTGGTTGCATGTATCTATAAATATATCTGAACCAGCATTATCAAGAACAATAGATACTACATCAAAATGAGTCATGAGATAACCAAAGTATTTAACGTGGTTATTTAAGTTTCCTAATCCAGCGTAAGTATGTACAAGTATTCCTATTCCTGTTTCCTCATCTAATTCCATAACAGCCATAGCAAAGTAGTCTGCATTCGGGCTATCACTCATGTTAGGATCAACTCCTATTATGTATTTTTTGCCAGGAGTTCCTCTTATTAGAGTATGAGGATGCTCATCTTTTAGAGTGCATTCTTCCATCTTTTTTGCGCTGAAATAACTATCTGAACCATCTGTAAATTGAGCGCAATATTCTCTAAGAAATGCTGAGTGAGACGTTCCTCCGCTTTGAGCTTCTTCAATAATTGTTTTATCTATCATCTCCGCAGGTAAAGCTTCAAATCCTAGTTGAGAAACAAAATAAGAAGACTCTCCTCTTTCTGGAGAGGTTATTTGGTTTACCCACTCTTGATAAGTTTTATATAAATTCTCAAATGTATAACTAGCAGAAGACAAAGCTATCATTTTAGAATTATTTACGAATACCATTCTGTCTTCTTCTTTCATCTTGCCATTTTTAATTAGCAAGTCTTCCATTTCTCTAATATCAATACGCCTTTTCATGTCTTGAGGCGCAACTAGGAATGGCATCAATACATTTTTAATGATTTCTTCTGGAAGTAAAAGAAACTCATCAAGCACAAGAATGTTAGCGCGGAAACCACGAATCTTTTCGCCGCTTAGAGGAATAGCTCTGATAGATCCACCATTGATATCCCATTCGTAAAGATCGTTTCTCTTGCTCTTCGCTCCAAAAGCTTGCATCAATAATTCTGCGCCTTTAGATTCAGTCATCTTTTCTATATTATTAAATATAGCTCTTGCTGTACGAAACGTAGGTCCAGCAATTAAGATCTTTGTATTTGGCTCAAATATACATTGCAATACACAATAAACACTAGCTATGAATGACTTGGCGCAACCACGACCCCAAACACACATATTAAAATTTCTATTAAACATGCCCTTAAGGGTAATCTCCTGATAAGGCGCAAGCTTAACTCCTGTTAATAAATAAGTAGTAAAATAAAGATTCTGACGAAGAAATTTTGCTAATGTGATTTTAGCTTCTTTATCTTCTAGCTCCCCCTGAAGCTGTTTAAAGATCTCGTTGTAATTTTCTGTTTTTTTCTTATACTTAGTCGTTTCGTGCCACATATTACAGTAGTTTTAAATCGTACATTAATTGTAAGTCGTATTTTTTATATTCTCCTTTGCTAAAAAATACTTTTTTCATTATTCTAACGCATTCTTCTCTACCATCTACAAATAAAAATTGTACATTAGAATATTTTTGGATAAGCTCTCTTACGTTGAAGAAAACAAACTCTGGAGTGACTTTGATTTTCTTAGAAACATAATTAAGATATTGAAAGCTCAAGCACTCCTGCAAAGGACGTTCCACTAATACTATCAGATTTGCTTCTGCTGCCACAGAACGCTCTATCTCGCGACAGAATCTTTTATAACCGCCACTCATGGTGCCGATAAAGTCAGAGATTGATTTTCTTTCTATATAGCATTTGTTTTCAGGATCGTTGATAGCATAGTCTCCGAATTTTAGTCCTTTGACTTCTGTGGGGTAATCAATAACTAGAGGCATCTGCTCTCTGGTATCAATAAATATTTTAAATCCATCAATTATAGAATATTTGAGTTCTTCTTTTGGGTATTCGTATTTATTTTTGAGTCCAATCTCATTACAAAGCCCATAATAATCCAAGAAAAGCTTGTGATAATAAGGAACAGGGGGGCTAGTAATAGAGCGAAGCTCAACTTCAGTAGGCGCATAAGTTAAGTTGTGTTTTTCTTTTCTTTGTGTTAATAATTTTTTTAAATAAGACTTCTGCACACTAACATCTTGCTGACTTAACCATTTTTTCATGGAGTTCTTATTATTAAAGTCGTTAGAAAAATAATAATCTTTATTTTTAAAGTTTATTAATTCTCCAGTGAGCAAATCTCGTCTCGGTTCGTGAGTTTGGTAGTATTCTACCATTCTCAACTTGTGAGACTTGAGATGTCCATGAAAATTCTTGTCTGTTTCGAATTCTAAATTACAAATTTTACATTTAACCATCTAAAACTTCCTCCTCTGTTAGGCCAAAGATACGAGCTTTGACATCATCCATAGATGATAAGCGACCAATCTCTCCTTTTAAAACTTCTCTTCGCATTTCTGCCATTTTTATCATTTCTTTTCTTGTGTCTTCGTCTTTCCACATCTGCACAAGATTAAGAATAGAGGCGTTTTCCTTAACTTGTTTTTGCATTCTTTCGCTTCTCTTAACTTTTAGATCGTTCAAGAGTTTTTGCTGACGGCCAACACACTGGTTGTATTCTGTTCTGGCTGAAGTCACAGCTTCCACAAGAGGCATGGGGATTTTTTGCCCAGAATCCATTTCTATATTTATTTGCTCTTGCAAAGTTTGAATAGTTTCTTGAATATTCGAAGAAATTACAACTTCTGTAGCTAATACAATATATTGATCAACCTCTTCTTGAGTTAGATCAGATTTATCATATGTATATCTAATAAAACTGCTCTCGAATAAATCTCTGTCAACAGGATCTAAATAAGTTCCAATCTGATGCAAAAATCTATAAGTATGCAAATAAGAAATTAGAGAATTTAATTCTTTCTTTTGCCTTGCGGTAATCTTATCTTTGTCTATTCCATCGAGAACATATTTGTTTACTCGAACCATAGCTCTCTCTTGGTTCTTGGGTGGCTTATAATCGCCCTGTTGCTCTTCTTCAGTCTGCACTGCTCTAACTTGTTTGGGCAAAGTATTTAAATACTCTTCTACGCTTCTAGCTTCTATAGATAAATTACTAAGAGTATAATTATTAAACAAAGATCGGGCCAAATCAACTGCCGTCATCATTGTAGCATTATTAGTAATAAAATCTTTTTGCTCTTGAGTGAACTCTACTCTGTCTTTTGGAGTATATTCGCTCTTTGTTTTTACTTTTAAGTCTCTTGAGGCAAGGAACTTCTTCACAGCTTTACCATAAAGACTCCTGCCATCAATATTTGGAATATCTGGAAATACTTTTTGGGTTAATTCTTGAAGGCTGGGCGGATTTTCTTTGTTATCGTTCCAAATTTTAATTATTAAAGCTTGCTGCTCTTCATTTAATACTGGTTCATTCATAGATCTATTTCTCCATCAGCCAGACATTCTTTTGCTTTCTTTATTATTGATTTCTGAATGTTCCTAAGCTGTTTATTGTAAGCTGTCTTGGCATTTTTATCATATTTAAAATTCAAAAGCTTGCATACTTGCTCTTCTGATTTATTATTTATATATAAGAGCTCATAGACTTTCCATTCGATAGGCTTTAGAACTTCGCGCATCTTTATGTGTAAGTTTTCTGAAGCTTTTTGTATGTCTGATGAGTTACATGCTTGATTATTTATTTCGAAAGAATGATCTTCTATAGAAACAGCCATCTTTAAATCATAAGCATTCTTTTTTGTTTTGCACCAGCTCTTGAACATGGGGCAGTTGTCATCTTGACTTCCATAAATGCGACAACCGTTGTCTCCAACGGCAGCGGCGCACTTAAGGCATGGTCTAGCATAATTTCCGTAGTTATTTCTAATCAAATTTTTGATCTGATTAGAGATAATACGGTTTATCCAAGGCAACATTGGCTTTTTGGGATCATATAGTTCCCATTTTTTATATAAATGGAATCTAATGATTTGAGAAACGTCTTCGAAGTCGATCCAATTTAGCGCAGAGAGTGTCCATTTGTTTTTTCTTTTATTTATTTCAGAATTAATCAAATGGATTGACTTTTCAAATCGTTCTTTATTCTTCTTGTTCATTCATGGTTTGACGCGAGGGATAAAATCCAGCTTCCACCTTGAAGGATTCCATCACATCTTTTTTATTAAGCTTTATTCCTTGTGAATTTTCCTGCTCAAACCCTTGACTCTGAGTTCCCATTAAATTTTCAAGTTTTACTTTTCTATTAGTAGGGACTTCTATTTCTACATCTAGCTTATGAATATTGTCTGGCACTCTTTCTGTTACAATTTCCTCCTCTTCGATATCAGGTGTAATTTTACGTTGAGGCTGTCTTTGAATAGGTGCCTTGGGAACAGCAGAAGCGTGAGAGACAGACAAAGCAGCGCCGCAGGAAGCGCAGAACTTTGGCTTATCAAAAGAATACTCTGTTCCCGAACCGCATTTTTGACAATATGCTTTCATATCAATAATTATAATACTTATGCCTAAAAAAAACACTAAAAGTTTTAACTTTAAGACTGATAAAGGCATAAAATATACCGTTGATAAGATTAAGATCCCCGCCAGAGACAGAGCAGAGGGCTTGTGCGACTGCCCAGATAATGATTTTCCCAAAATATTGATAGAAGCCTCCCTCTTGCCGCGCAGAGAGATGGCTGTTACTATTGAAGAGTTTGCTCATGCCTTTTTTTGGGATAAATCAGAGAAGAATGTGCGTAAATTTGCGGCAACATTAACAAAATATTTATACGCGACTGGCTGGAGAAAAAGCCTTTAGTTTCTTTACTATAAATTTAACTAGATCGCTTCGCTTAATGTCGTCTTCAGTAAAGTGGAATGAATAAAGCCCCTTTTCTTTGCTCTCTTCGTCGTTAAAGATAGCTTGAAGCTTCTCAAAACCACCAGACTTACCATAAGCCAAGTCAGATTGGTCAGGATCAGCAAGAATAAAACACTTACTAAACTCTCCAACTCTTGTCATTAGGGTTACTATTTCTTTTTGAGTGCAATTCTGAGCTTCATCAAGAATAATAGCCTTGCAATTCCAACTCATGCCGCGCACAAATGACAAAGGATGGCTCTGAAGTCGGCCTTGGTTATTAAGAGCTTCAATATATTGTTTAGATAGTAGCTCTTCTAGCTTATCAGCAAAAGGAAGATTATAATACTTTAGCTTTTCATCTGCATCTCCGGGGAGGAAGCCAATTTTGCTATCACTGCTCTCTACTGGAGATCTAATATACATAATATCACTAACTCTCTTGTCTTTAATCAATTGAAGGGCGCAGTAGATGCTCAATAATGTCTTGGACGATCCGGCGGGGCCGCTAATAAACATCATCTTTACATCCTTATTCAGGGCTATATCAATAAAGGCTTTTTGTTTATCTGTCCAATTAAGCTCTCGGATCTTAATCTCTTCCTTAAACTTGTCTCGTTGCAGGATTTTTGGTGACTTATCTTGTTTTGACATTACCTATTATATATATAAAAAAGAAAAACCCCTAAGTTTTTAAACCTAGGGGTTGATTTAACTTAATTGTCTTAATTAGAAGGACCAACGAATGCCGCCAGTACCAACTGCACCATCAAATTCCTTTAGAGCAAAATTGATATTACTAGTAGAGAAATCATTCTTGATATAATCTACTTCAGCAAATGCACTCAAATTGCGCCAAATGTTACGAGATACAGCAAGCTTAGCAGCATAAGTCTTAGCATCAGTTAGCAAAGTATACTCTAGTGCTGGGGTGATATTAAAATCAAAGAACTCAAAGCGCTTCTCAAGGCCAATCGTTGCGCCGGATTGCTCTAGCTCAACATTATAGATACCCTTAACATAAGGAACAAAGAACTTGTTCTCAAGGGCCACTCGGGCATTAACCTCAGTATAGTTTTGAATTAGAGCTTGCCCCGTCTGGTGGCGAGTCGCGCCAGCATCAGCACGAACCGTCAACTCGTCAACTAACTTGAATGACTTGCCAAGGCCAACGCCCCAGTGACTAGAATCCGTGCCAGAGGCAATTGGAAGATACTGACCCTTAAGGGAGAAATCCACTCCCGCATAGGTCTTGCCAAGGGTTACTCCAGCAACAGCAGCGTCCTTAGCTTGGACAAGGTTGTTCACTAGGTAGCTTGAGGTGTAGCCCGCGTCAATCGCGGCTGTAATTGTGTCATTTTCGGCAAAAACCGAAACATTTAGGGTTGCAATTAATAGTGCAATATTGAATAGTTTATTCATAGCGCTTTATTATGGGAAGAAACCGCAAAGAATCAAGTTTTTTTTGTTTGCATCTTAAAAGGACTATAGAAAAGAAAACCCTTGGGTATATTTTTGTTTTTGTTTTTTTTATTATATGAGATATATATAGTATTAATTTAAAAGGTGGGAGTGTGTGTTTGTTTTTTTTATTTTTTAACTTAATAGACCTATAAGAAAAAATATCCGCCCCGAATTTTTTAATTGTGTTTTATTAGAAGAATAGAATTAATTTGGGGAGAATGAAAAAAGGGCCCCGTGGGTTTTTTTTCGAAAAAAAAAGTTGACAAAAAGCAAAAAGGGTGGGCCCTTTCGGACCCACCCCGGTAGGGTGAAAATTTAAATTGACTTTTTGATTTACGCCACAGCGGGGTGGCGGCAAGCCGCTTTAAATTCGTCCTCCTCAATTGCGGCTTCGAATTGCTCCCACCCATCGAAGGAAGCGAATGAACCGCTCATGATGATCCCGGCAAGCGGGAAAAGCTCATGAGTGACTTGCCGTGTGCCTTTGTACGTCAACCCCGGAGCGTTGCTTTGCCGATTGGCAACGGCAAGGATGGTTCCGGTTGAGAAAACCGGATTGCTTCCGGTGACTTCGTGAATATGGACGGTGATCATGAGGTTAAGAGCGGGGCCCCGAAGGGCCCCGCAGTGTGTGGTTTAAAGGCTGGGGATATCGAACAGCGTTTCCCGCGCAAGGATAGTGTCGGCCAGCTTGGCCTTTGCTTCGGCCAGCAAGTTGATATCGAAGGAGTCGACTTCCTTGCCCGCTTCCTTGGCGGCGTCGACGCTGCGTTGAATCCGCTGGCAGTTGCGAATCAGTTCGAACTGCTGAGAATACAAGGCACTGCGCGCTTCATGAAGCGCGTCCAACACGGACTGAGGAGTTTTGGACTTGGACATAGTGTTACTGTGTTACCGACGTTTTGGTTTACTGCGGTCCGGGGAACGCCCCCGAACTGCAATCAAATTAACACAGAATACCTGTTTTGCAATCCCTTTTTCCTTTTTCTTTTTGGGTATCAATACACCTTAGCTCTCACACACGCGCACCCGCATACACACACACGCTCACACACACTACACCACTATACTACTATATATATTATTATTTATTATTTTATTATTATTCTTTGTTCTATTATTATTCTATTAAAACAAAAAACCCCCTGTATTACTACAGAGGGTCTTGTGACAAATGGGCTTTTAGATAAACAAATCGGCTTTCGCTTTCGTGTGCGCCTGTGCCGCTTGGGTTTTAAGGCTTAGGCTTCCCGATACTTCCGTGACCATTGCGTAGCGTTGCCCACGGCCCACACCTAGGCCTACGCCTACTTTGCGGAAGCAAGGCAAACACATGTTCGCCCACGGTCCCATACGGGTTTTCCCGTCGACGAATTCGGAAAGGCGCTCCTTAGCGCACAGATTGCACTCGCCTACAGTGTGCATGATCTTACCTGTCATGGTCCCGCCTTCGATTTGAACGTATTGCATAGGTTGACTTTCTAGCGTCGGGTTACTGGCCCGAACTGCATTCAATTTACTACAGGATCTTAAATAAACAAGAGCTTTTGTTTGTTTTCTTTTAGTGGGCTTTCCTAGTCTGTGAGCTTGGCAATCACATAGATAATAAACAATAGAACTATAAATATGAACATATTATTATTATTGATATTGATATTATTATTCTTTATTATTTAAAATAAAATGCCCCTAGGAGTTAACCTAGGGGCTTTGGTTGTTTATGTATTACGGGCAGTCGGTGGCGTGGAACGATACTAGAACACCGTCTCGCACCTTGTGGAGATCTTGAAGATCCCGGAAGAATCCCGGAAGCTCTGAGGCTCTAATGACAGCTTCCAACCCGATGCGGTGGCCGGGTTGCTCTTCACCCCAGCAGTAGTACTGGGAACGCTCTGCGAAGAGCATGCCCGCGATAGCGCGATGTTCGATGTCGTCGGTGCGAGGGATGGAAACCCAAACCTTCATTCCGGCGCGGTAGGGAGATAATGTTAAGTGCTTCATGCGATTCCTAGATTACTTTAGATTGCCCGTTTTGCAATAGAATAAATCAGTTAAATAAACACCTATCTTCTTCTGTTAGCTAAGATCATTGCAATTATAAATACCCCCAAGAGAATAGGAAAGATTGCCATATTATTTATATTATTATTATTATTATTATTATTATTGTTCTATTTATTAATATTATTACAAAAGGTGGCCCCCGAAGGGGCCACCCTGTTTACTGTTTAGAACTTGAATTGGATGCTCCAGAGGCGCTCACGGGAGATGATGGTCTCGGCCAGCTTCACTTGGGCCTTGCCGATCTCGTTCTTGTAGTAGGTCTGGTCGGCCTCGTCGGTGATGGTGTCCAGCGTGTTCTGGAACTCCATGATGCGTTGCGTCAGCTCGCCTTCGGCGATGTTGAGGGCATCGCGGGCCACGGAGAAGGCCGTTTTCTCGGCCTCAGTGAGTTTGACTGCGTTGCGTTGCATAGTGTTTTTGTTACCGGCGTTTCGTTTACTGCGGTTCGAGGAACGCCCTCGAACTGCAATCAATTTAGCACACTTATCTGGTTTGGATAGCTCTTTTTCTTGTTTTCTTTTCGAGTGGGAGTCTCTTCGCCTGTAGCTAAACCAGATACAAGAAGCCCCGCCCCACCAGAAGCCGCGCTATATTATTAGATTATTTATTTATTATTATTTATTATTACGTTATTATTTAATGTTATTATTATTTATAGAAACAAAAAACCCCCGGCTGTTAACCGGGGGCTGTATTTCAGTCACTATCTTGACCAGTAGGGTCGTCGTCCCATTGGCGTTGCCACTTTGAGTGGCACGGCTGGCAAACCGCGCTCCGTGCCTTTGGGGGCATCAGGAAGCCGCATTTGGCGCAGGGATAACAGAGTTCGCCCTGATCGTTGACGATGGGGCAACTGCCGGGCTCATGCCCGCAGCAGGGGTAGTCTTCGCAAGCCATTAGTTGATGGAGCCATCAGGCTCGATTTCGCGGTACTCAGTGGAGAACCGAGTGGCTCGCTTCACCATAACGATGGTGCCGAGATGCTCGGTTCCCTCAGACGGTTGATTGTTGGCATCCGGAGAGAAAGGAAGCCAACTGGAGAAACGAAACCCCTTTTTGGCAAGGGCCGTTTCGGTTTTGCTTTGCTCAGGCGTTGTTTTATACATGGCGATATCAATTTAAATAAATAAACCCAAACAATCAACTTCTTTTTCAGCTATTGTTTTTTCCCTTATCAACTAATTCTGTCTCTGAAAGTAAATAAGAATAGCCTTTTTTGTGAGTTTCTAGTGATATTTGTTTTATTTATTATTATTAGAATTATTATTATTGTTGTATTTATTATTATTCGATCATTTATTATTATTCGAGTAAACGAAAGATGAAATAGATTATTATTAACAAAAGAATTATTGATATTAGCATAAAGTGAAATCTTCCTACTAATAAAAGAAAAGAGCCGGGAGTTGTTACGCTCCCGGCTTTGTTGTTTAGTTGTTCACTAGTTCCAGCGGTTTAGTGACCTGTCTGAGCCTGTCGTGATCTCGGCCTAGTTCCATCATCCATCCCGTGAACTCGGCGTTCACGGTGTCGGCATACTGGAACCGTTCCCGTTTCAGGACGTGAGTGAAGAACTCGGTCCCGGCGTTCCAGAGGTTGTAAACGGTGCGTTCCTCATCCTCCTTCCGGCGCGGCGCATTCCAGAAACTCAGGATACCGTCTCGGGTTGAGCCTGAGATGATTCCATCTTCCTGAGCATGACTCAGGATATGGGAACCCTGAGCCTGTTCGATGGGCATGACGATGAGATCCAAGTCACTCGCCCACTTCTCGAAACGGTTTAGCATAATGTCCAAACCGCCAACGATACGGTCCACGTTGAGCCGGGAAGTGTGCTTCCCCTGAAGCATGATTCCCTTCTCTGAGCGTACCGCGCCGTTGAGACAGGCGAGGCGTTCAATGGTGTCGACCATGCTGACCTTCCATGAGCCATCGTAGGAGTTCCGCGCCGTAACGCGGAACGCCATTTCATCGCCCACTTTCCGCACCTTTATGGTGCGGTTCTTAAAGGTCCACTGAGCCTGACACCGCGCACCGTGATCCATCACGGCAACCTCGCGTTCAAACCCGCTGAGGTTGGCTTTCTTAAATCCTTCCTCAATCTGGTTAATGAAGTCACCATTCTGGAGCAACCCGTAACGCTCACCCGCAACCCCGAGAACTCGGGGGAATCCCTCATCCCGGCGCACCGTTCCGAAAAACCCGGAGTCGTGACCATCAATGGTCAACGGTTCCAGAGTGACCGGGAACGAGAAGTTGCTGGAATGGGGGACAGTTTGACGAGCCATAGTTGTATGCTCTTTTCAATCCGTTCACCGATAGGACAATCCCAACCCGGCGCTCCACAAAGTGGAACCGGGATCAGCTAACGGGATTTCAAAGAACGAGATCAAATTATCATGGAATCCTGATTTGGGAAGTCTTTTTTTTAGGTAACTAATTGAGCCATTTTAAGTAACTGGGAAAGCCCCGCCCCTCCTTCTCTGCCCCTGCCCCGCCCCCTCTGCCCCTGCTATTATTATTTAGTTATTATTTATTATTATTTCATTATTGTTTATTATTCTGACATTATTTGTTATTCGAGTATTATTATTTGTTCTGGTGTTATTATTATTTGATTATTTATTATTAATAGACAAAAAAAAGACCGGGGATTTATCGTCCCCGGTCTGTGATTAATTGTTTATTATTGGAATTGAAGCTTCTCTTAATAGCTCATTATTCCTTCCCAATCCAAGAATGTGGTTTGTCCACCTTGCGTTGATTGTTTGGGAATATTGATTCCGCTCCCTACCCAGAATGTGGGTAGTGTATTCCGTCCCGGCGTTCCACAGGTTGATCAAGGTCCGGTCTTCGTCTTCCTGCCGTCTGGGCGCATTCCAAAAGCTTAGAATGCCGTCCCTGACGCTGCCGGAGATAACTCCGTCTTCCTGAGCGTGAGCCAGAATGTGGCTTCCCTGAGCCTGCGACACAGGGAGAACCAGCAAGTCTAAATCCCAAGCCCATTCTTCAAACCGTTTCAACATAGTTTCCAAACCAGCCACGATTACCGAAACGTCTAACTTGCTTGTGTGTTTCTTTGAGAGAAGCAATCCGTTTTCAGATCGCATTGCCCCATTCAAACAAGCCAAACGCATAACAGAATCGAGCAAGCTTGCCTTCCATGTGCCGTCGTAACTGTTTCGGGCAGTTATCCGAAACGCGATATCGTCCCCGACTTTGGGAACCTTTATGGTCCGATTCTTAAACGTCCAACGGAACTCGGACCGGGCTCCATTATCGTATACGAAAGCTTCCCGTTCAAAGCCAGACAAGCCAGCTTTGGCAATTCCGTCTTCGATCTGTTCAACGAAGGTGGAATTGAGAAGCAAACCGTAACGCTCAGAAGCGGACCCGAAAACACGGACTCCGGTCTGGTCCCTGCGGACCGTACCAAACAAACCAGAATCCCTGCCGTCCTGTGTGTGGAGCGGCTCCAAAGCCACAGGGAAGTCGAAGGTGGAATTGTGGGGAACAGTGTTTCTTGCCATAGTGTGCGTTCCTTTCAATCCGTTTGCCGATAGCACGATGCCAGCCCGCTGGTCCCCAATCGGGGCAGCGGGATCGACTCACGGGATTTCAAAGAACACCAACAGAATAACCAATCTCTTATAAAACTCAATCTCTTTTTCTGGCTTTTTTTCTTAGTTGACTGCCCTTAGTTGTCTGGTTATCTTGGCTGGTTTGCTGGCCGGGGCTGGCGGGGCTAGGCCTTATTATTTATTCCTCTGTTATTATTATTACTTTATTTATTATTATTCTTGCTCAATATTTGAAGTTGTTCTGTTATTAGATCAATAGCAAAAGATAATTCAATCAAGATATCATTTATTTCATTATTATTAATAGAACCTAATTTGATATCCACTTCATCAAGCTTATTGAGTATCTGAGAAAAGTTATTCATATTATTAAAAGAGGGGCTTTTTATCCTAACCCCAAGGAAACTAAACTAAACTACCATTTACCCCACATAGTTAACCATGCTTTGTGCGCCGCTAGTTGCATGGTCTTAAGCGAATGCTTATCCATAGCCTCTTTGTCACTCATGCCGCTTAGTAAATCAGAATAGATATCTTGTTTATCTGCTTTAACTTTAATAAGAGCAGGGGGAGCAGGTAGCTTTTCTGTTTTCTGGCAGAGACCATAATCTTCAATAATCACCCCGATATCATTAGTTATACAAATAAGAATCATTGGTGTGTGATTAGACACATAAGGAATAGAAAATGCAATCTGATACCTAAACTCTTTGTATTCTGTATCAATAACCTTTTGCAGATAATCAAGAACTGCTTGTTGTTTGGTTTGGTATTTACAGGCAGTTAAGATATCTGTTGGGATATTATCTGAACAACGCCAAGCGAGATTAAAAGTAAGTAAGTGAGTTTGCTTTGCTGTCCAGCTATGGCAGTAATTCAGATTAAAGAAATTAGGATTGCCGCAGAAATCAAACCAAGTAAAAACACACTCACTCTCAGTGGGAAAGAAGTCTTCATCGTTATGCTTAACTTCCTGATTGTAGTAATAAAAGATACCTGTATCAGTAAACTCTTTGGCTGTTCCTTGATTAGTATCAAAGATTATTTTGTTTCTCTCAAAGAGGTGGTTATCTATTTTTTTGATTGGATTGCCAAACGACTTACGGAAGTTATAATTATCATTAACAAAATGCTCAAACTCCCAGCAATCACCCGGTAGTGAAACAGTTGTGATTGTTTGTTTGTCTTTGGTGGCTGCATCATAGACTTTGCAAACCAGTTGACGAAGAGCGTTTTTGACAGGATAGTTCATTTTTTGTTTAGTTAATTGTTGAAGTTAGGGAGCGGGGACTGCCCCGCTCCCGTTTAGTTATCGTTAGGCAAGTTCCAAAGTCTCGCCATTCAGTTTAACTACATTGAGGTTTTCCAAAGCGAATTCCCTAAACTTACCCACAGGGAGATCCTTTCGCAGTTTGTTTTTGGCAATAGTGAGGGGGCGGGACTTAACTGGTTTGTCTTCGATAGTTGGGGGAGTAATCTGGACTTTGCTGTGAAGCAAACCAAAAATCTGAAGTGAACCGTCATTAATGTTTCGCTTAATTCCCTGAACAGTTTTGCCAGACGAATCAGACACGTCAACGTAAACGTGTTCCTTTGTGTAATTCTCTTGCGTCCCATTCAGGGAAGCAGTGAAACTGTTAAGCAATTCTTCCGCCGCTTGCTTATCCAATCCACTAAGTGAACCAGATTCGATTTCCAAAGCCAGCTTGCTCTTTTCCAAGCAATTCTTGTATGAGAAACCCAACTGGATTGTGTATCGGGCAACCTCACCAGTCGTTTTGCTCTGGTAGGTGAATGACGCGAAGCGAGCCAATCCCGCTTGCGAACTAATCTTATCAACGATCATTTTTCAATGGTTAGTCAGGGGGTTAATTCCCACCGACCCCACTACCTTAGCCCACTTCCTGAGATTTGCAATAAATATTTTATGCAATTTTTTGCCCTGTTTCTGGGCTTTTCTCTTGCACGGGAGCGCGGGCTGGTGTACGCTCCGCGCTCCCTTTGTTTACTTTATTATTATTTCAGTTATTTATTATTATTCGGTTATTATTCTAATGTTATTTGTTATTCATCATTAGAAAAATCAATACCATTACAAGAATAACTATCATTTTTGATCCTTTATTATTTCATCAAAGATTTTGTCGCCAATCTTTTCTTCTTTATTTGTTAGCTTAACTCCATCTAGTCTCTTAAAGTCAAAAGTAATTGCCTTACTTTTTTTATTATCTGGGAATAATTCGCCTCTGGTAGTAATCAGATATTTGATATCATTTAACAAAATTATGGTATTTGTTTCAAAAGTAGTATTTTTATGTAAGATTTTCATTTAATAAACGGGGCTTTTTGACCTGACCCCAAGGTTGTTTTCTTATTTTGCTTTTGCCCGCTTTTCCAGAGCATAGTCAATTGCTTTTTCCAAATCCACTACAGAAGAAAAACCATACAAACAAAGAAGAGGAGAGTTGAACTTTTCTGTTCTAGTAGTGAACTCAATGTCCCATCCCCTGTAGTACCTCAAAGGAATAGTCAAATCTGATGTGTCAATTTCCATTTTCATATTGTTATGCGGGGCTTTTGACCCTGACCCCAAGGGTTTTCCTAAATTAAATCCAATCTAAAATGTAAATCTTATCAAAACTACCAAATCGCTCTTGTGCTTGTTCGATTGTTTCCTTTTCTTCGTAAGTTCCCCATTCCCAATCAACTAAGGTTCTCCTTTCGTTCCCAATGGTTTCGATGATGCGGTACTTCCATTGCCCGTCTTTGTTTTGGTCTAGCTCTAAGGTTCTCATTGCGGGACTCAGCATGACATGGGTGGGGCTGGTATTTCAAGAACTTTTTCGGCCCATAAAAAACATTAACCAAACTACTATAGTCAAACAAATAATAAACTTATTCCAAAAACCTTCTAAGTGTTCAGGATCTATTTGCATATTATTATTAAAGCTTTTTATTATTATTGTTCTCTTTTATTATTATTCTAGCAATTCAAATATAAGCCAAACAAGAAAAATAAAAATCAAATAAGGAGCCATAAATAGAAAAGAATAACTAAACTGAAACAGAGGCTGTGGCCTACCGGGAGCAATCTCTTACCTGAGCTTGTTTCTTATGCAATTTCTTTATCAATAACTACTTGATCCAGTGCAATTTGCTCTCTTTGTTATTGAATCGTTGCTGGTTTAGTTAAAAAAGATTTAGTGTTTTTTGTAGTTGATATTGTTAACATTCTTGTCCCAGCAAGCGCGGCAAGATAAACATTTGTTGCCTTGCGTATTAGCTGGACAATTAAACCCAGTGGTGGCGACTCCTGAAGTAGTTAAGCCCAAGCGATTAGCTAAGGCAACCGGAGGCTGACCGTCTACCATGTAAGCAGATAAACGAACAGTTAAGTTATCAGGAAAAGCCCCGTGTTTCTTTAAGTAATCAGAAACAAAAGAATATTCTCTTGTTGGTATCCAGAACTTTATTGTAGGTAGGTTTTTAGCTACTTGAACAATCATTTCCAAATGCTCAAGAGATTGGATGTCTCCAGAGTCATGCCAACGAAAAAAGCCCGACCCTTCCGACCCTGAGATTGACAAAGTCATTGCCTTTACCCATTCAGGATTGGAAAGAGACTGGAATCGCTTTTCCAAACAGTTTTTGACGTTGGGCATACGATAGAAACCCTTTGCTGCATAGCAATCTGCGCAGATAGAGCCGGAAACCTGAGCAAGTTTCTTTCCTGTCTTGCAATACTTGGCAGGAGTTGACCAAGAATGGCAAGGCATTTTCGACGGGCTGGACAGGCCACCCACAATTTCAAGAGCAGTTGCAAGAATCACGAGTCAAACCTTACCAGACTTTGCCCCGACTGCAAGATTTATTTTTCATAATTATTGTCCCCGAAGAAACACCCTCCCATCACCATAATTAATCCACAAACCATTCCCAAAGAATTACTCGCAGCGAAACTACTAATTAACACTATAACTCCCATTATTATTATTACCATATTTGTTCTTTATTTGCTCAAAATCGCACAAAATTTCTTTATTTAAGTCTATTTGCTCAAAATTCGCGCAAAATTGTTATTATTCTCTATATAGGAAACTATAAGAATTAAAATTAAATTCTATTTTACCCGGAGAAAACCTAATAAACATTGGCATTTTTGCATATTTTATTTCTGAAAAATACAACAAAATGGTTATTTAGCCCCGTCTCGGGCAAAATTTCTTTGTTTATTCTTATTTACCCCGGAGAAAAACTAATACATTTTTGTTTTATTGCTTATATTAGGTACAATTTTGATTAATATTTGGAGTTTAGTTATTATTATTTTGTATTTACCCCTATGAAAATCTTATAAAAACCCCTATAGAAAACAATACAAACACAAAGCTAGAGCAGCTAACGCTGCACAAAATAACAAGTAATTCAAGAATATTTTTTTATTTTTTCTCATTTTTTTATTTGACAAAATTGCAAAAAAGGGCCATTTTATTGGGCTTTTTGTTGATTTTTCTTATATGAGTATATAGTAATATAGTTGTAGATATATATTTGGGGCAGAACCACCTCAATCAAAACACTCTAATAATCTACTATCTATTCTTCTTTATATTATACTCTATACTTAGTCCTATATTTATCTCTATTTATTCTTGTATGGGAAAGATGTAATATTTGATAAAAAGCCAACAAAAACGCTGTTTTTCAGTGGCTTTCCTAGTCCTCAAACGTACTATAAAACACCAAAGAAGCAACAATAAAAATAGCACTTAAAATAAACATCAATACTGTCTCAAATAACATAAATAACTAGATCTCCCTATATTTCCCTAATAGTTACCTTATTAACCCTTATTTATATCTAAAAAGAAACAAAAAAGAACTAATTCTCAGCCCCGAATTAGCTCTTTTGTCTTTTAAGATACTGTTTTGTTATCAAACAAAGCCTCTTTTTGCTCTTCAGTAATACGAGTAACTTGCTTGGAATACCAGAGTTCTAACTTATGCTTACTTTCAGATAGTATTTTTTTGGCTATCCTCAAGTCATTTTCTCTCAATTCAACTTCAGACAATTTATTCTTTTTCTTTAACTGAACTATATCAAACTCAATTCTTTTTACAAAATTTTCTGAATCAAGCACGTTGCCTTCTAAAGATTCTGAGACCATAAAGTCTAAATCTCTATCAAATAAAACAACATACTTATGGTATGGATGCATCATAAATTAATCCTGATATCTACCTTCTCTGTTCTTTCTTGAAAACTCATTAACTAGATCAAAATACTCCTGATTGCGCCGTTTGAGAGCTTCCTCTAGCCTCTCAATTTCGCGCTTTGCGACCTCGCCTGAGCGTTTTGCCACCTCTCGCCATGCCTTGTCAAGGCCAAAGTAAACCTCGGCGGAAGCAGTGATGTTTGAGCTTCCTGAGTAGACGTTTTCTGTCCACTTGTCAAGAATCTGATCGGTAACGTGTTTAATTACCTTATCATTGCAGGAAATGCTCTCCAAAAACTCACTCAAATCTTCTTCCCTGATATTATCAAGAAGATTGTGTAAGTCAATCTGCAAATTGCCGTCTTTGAATTTAATTTCCATATTATTTTATAGAATATTAAGTGCTACACACACTACAATGATGCCAAGGATAACATTAACGCAAGTCAAACCCAAAATAACATTAAAGAACTTATCAAAGTTATTATTATTCATATCATTAAAGATTAGCTTTAACTTTAGCCCAATACTTCTTGGTAGATCCACTATCTGCTCCTGCAATGCCACCATTCCAGATTCTGGCTTTAGTTTCAGCGTCTTTACCCTTAGCATATCTGCTCATGTAAGCAACAAAAATCTTCTTTGAATACTCTAAATTATTGCAATCTGAGTATTTGCCCCCAATTGACTTATCAAAGTCTGTAGCATCTTTCCAAGCTGCATAATGAATCTGAAGTGGTCCAATAGCTTTTCCGCCATCGCCAACGATCTTCTTATCAGTTCTGCCACCAGATTCAACCTTGTGGATAGCTTTAATCAGTTCAGCATCAGAATAACTCTTCTTAGAAAAGCCAAACAGAAGAACAGAACAGGCGGCAAAGGTCAAAACAATTTTCTTATTCATGCGTTTTTACAGTCGAGGGTTTTAGTTATTTGTTTATGGTTCGCGCTGCATTGACTTAGAGAGAGCTTCTCTGGCTTCTTTTACTTGCTCAAGTTCTCCATTATAGATAACTTGCCAGTTGCTTTCAGTAGCCATGAGACGCTTGAGTGCGTTTTCTGCATTGTTAAGAGCAACTCGGAGCTTAACAACGTCATCGACAGTCAGTGATGCAATCTTCATCGGGAACGAATTTATCAGGTCTTTTCAGCTTTTCAAGAGGTAAATTTAACTTTTTTTAAGGCAATTGGCATCGCAACTGCTCCAGACTTCGCTATTGTCAAAATCGTCCATGATACGAGCAACGGAGTCAGGTTGCAAGCGGAAAAATGCCTCTGCCCTAGAAATTGCTTTTTTCAGTCCTTTATGATTTTTCTCATAAATAAACAGATTAATGCAGACAGGAGTCTCTATTTCTAGTATGTAAGACATTTATTCTTGGCTTATATCTTTTATAGCAATTTGATTGTTTGAAACGTGTCTAATATAAGTATCAATACAAACAAATATGGGATACATATTAATTGCATCTCCTTGTTTATATTCTATTGATCTATTGCTATAGTTCCAGAAAGAAAGAAAATCTCCTATCTTTGCGGCTCCCTTGGGGTCAATAAATAAAAGAAAAGGAATTTTATTATCTAAACAAAATAACCTAAACTCTTCTACTTTTTCAATTACAATTGCTTCCATGTCTGGCAATTTGTCTGTATCTACTTCTAGTCCATTGATGTGTTTAATTTTCATAATTATTTTTCTAATTTTACTCCGTCAACAATAGTAGAAGACAAACTATATCTGTGTCCAATGTCATCTAAAACTGCATGATCTCCAAAAAACGCCCAATCTTTATAGGTATTTAATTCGATCTTATATTGAGTAAGATTCTTAAGTTCATCTACTCCTCCCTCGTATCCTGCAACTACCACAAGCAACTCAGAGTCGAGCTTTTGTAATTCTTGAATTAAGTCTTTTACTTTCATAGTTAATCTAAATTAGGAGGCCGCTCTAGCTTCATTTCCGCAACATACCAGTCTCTATCATAAAGAGATGCGGAATTTGATTCGCAGTATTTTTCTGCTTCTTTTTCGCAAGCAAAAGCCTTTTTAACATAAGGCTCTTCGCAACAATCATCTCTGTCTAAGCCATAAACAAGATAAATTGTCATATTATTTAAATCTTTTTGATATCTTTGGGATGAACTGCTGTCCATTTATCGAAGCGATTAGCATTATACTCTTTAATGGGAATGCCAAGAGCAGAAATCCAGAGAGACTCTTTCCTGCCTACATAAACTACTCGGCCTTGCTCATTGCCTTGGTAAAGGTATTTTTGTTTTTTACAGTATTTGAATTTTCCTGTCTTGGTTCCATAGTGATCAAATACAAGATAACCTTTCTTGAGAAGACGATTAACTTTTGCCGCCTTCTTCAAGATATTACGGTATCGGGCCTTCTCCAGCTTATTCATTTTTGCTAGTCTCGCTGGTGCAGAACCAGATTGCAAGGGAAATTATCGAAAATTTCATCAGCCAAATTGAGAGTTGACAATGGACATATCCCGCTTTAGGTCCAAAAGCCAGCAGAGTCGCGCTTATAAGCCCCGCCAGACCCACTGTCAAGAGGTTTTTTTTGTCAATTTTCATGGAGTAAGTAGCTTTCGGAACAAAGATCACAAAAGATATGCCAAGCAGGAATCAAATGAATCCTGCCATTGTCTGGCGCATTAAACCAAGCATCATTAAAAACACTTGCAATTTCAGAATTTCTTTCTTTTGCCCACTTATCTAAGTCATCTGGATCAAGATAAGTAAACTTCAAAACAATATCTTTAATCTGGGGCCAGTAGCGATCTACAGTTGCCCAGTAACTTTCTTTTGAATCAGGATAAATGTAATTACTAAAATCAATTTGAGCTTCAACTACCTTATGTTGAAAGTTCTCTTGATCTTGCGGGGCAACGCCAATGTAGCTCATATTATTTATTCCACTACACCATCGTTAAAGTTACCAATATATAAACGCCCAACACTACGATCATTTGGATCGTTATAGGCAAACATCAAATCAGAACCAAGCATATAATCCCGGCAAATCAGTTCGATGAAATTGTATGAGTGTGGATGGAAATATTCTTCACTTACGAGGTGCAATATCTTGTTGCTCTTTGGATCGACATCATTCAAAAAACACTTGAATTTAATAGCAGTTTTTGTTTTTTCGCTCTGCTGTTTGCCGATAATTGTAACTTGTGTATTCATATATTAAATATATTTATAAAACTCTTCTGGCAAGATTACATTTTCAAATACTCCTGTTGTTTTAACTGTTTTAAATAAAGGGGCAATGTCTTTAGCATGATATCCCGCCAATCCTGTCCCCACTGCGGTTACTAAAAACTCATATTCAGGGTGAGAGAACGCCGTCGCAAGGAAATCATTAACATGAACTTGAATCTTGTCAAGGGGCAAAGTGCGAATATTGTGATCTTTTGTGGGGATGCCGTAGGTCTGACCGTTCAACCCGTATTCTCCCATCTTTGCGCCCCAACGCAAGGCTAATTTTGCGGCTCCTGCACCATGTCTGCCGCCGGAATTCGCTCCGTAAACAAAGATTTGATTCGGCTCCAAGTGAGTAATGTTTTCTGGCGTATATTTCATATAAATTAAGGCAACTCAGTAATTTATTTTGTTTATTCCTTCAATTTCTTGAAGATGAAAGTTTTCGTTCATGGTTTTGTTTCTTTTACTATTTTAAATTTCAGAATTGCGATTGAATATTTAGAAGTATCTTTGCAATCACTCAAATCATCCGCCGCTTTTTCAAGTCGATGAATGTAATCTTCAAGATTAATAATGCGTGATTTTGCCGATTCAAGTTTTAGTTCTAATTGTTCTATATTATCTAATGCTGATTGCATTGATGATTCTTGTATCATATTTTTATTTATTTCTTTTTGAGTCTTCTACTCGCTTGGAGCGAAGTCTACACTAATTATATGTTGCGAGTCGAGTGAATCTTTCAAGGTTTTTTGACTTTTTTCAATCTTTTCCCATAATCGTTGACTCGCAACCTTCAGGGCCAAAAGCAAAAGGGTTACGCTCTTGAACCATAAACATTAAACAGTCCAACTCATTCCAAGTATCGTCTATCACCTTTTTATCTTCCTTGGCGTTAAGATTCTCAGCCCATTCAGCGAGATTCTTGAAGGCAATGACCAGATTCTTCTTGTCGTATTTGTATTTCATATTTAAAAACTCTTTGTATAATCAATACCGTCGCCGCCTTCATTTGAGAATTGTTTTTTACTATTTTCTAATCCGCAAATGATAGTTTCCATGTCGCTGCCCTCACTAACGAGGCTGATTGCAGTGTCTAGCCCTTGGTTGTAGGCTCCATTGAAATTCTGACGCGAAGATACGTCATACAATGTCCAACTGTCAATACCTTTTTTCTTGAAATAATTTCCAAGCAGGATGGCAGCGTCCTTGACTTCTTGAGGGATTTCTGCCCACAAATTAGGATCTGGATTCATAGTTAAATAAAATCAACTTCACCTTATTCACTTTAATACCACACCTTTTTGCAATCTTATGGTATGCCATATTATGCTCAAGTCTAAGATGCAATACGTTCATCATTATTATTAAGTCTTGCGCGTCTTTGGCTTTGTTATAAGCACCGCAAGTTTCGCGGTAAAGATTAGAGAGTTGGATTTCGTTCATTCTTCTTTGTTCATTTCTTTCAATTCCTTAGCCAATTCAAACAAAGAATCAATTTCAGTAAAAGTACCACTAGTGACACAATGTTCACTGAATGTTTTTTTGTCAAGTATATAGCACAAGGCTTTAATGTTGTGGCTTAAGGTTACAATTTTTAATTTATTTTCATCTGTCATTTTCATATTAATCTTTCTTCTCCATCTTTTTCACCTCAGAGTCAGTAAAGAAACAACCATCTCCTTTATCATCTACAAAAAACTCAAACTCACAATCTTTAACTATGCGTCGAGTTCCGGTGTATGTCACTTCATGTTTTTTACCAACGATGTCGGTGTGGATAAGTTTATCGCCTTTTTTCATATTATTCTTCTACTTTCTCGTAAGTGGCTTCAAAGATATCAGGTTTGCAAGGATAATGTTCTCCTTTGACACCAGTGATAATATAATCGCCGGGAGTTACTATGAGATCACCTTCTAGCGTGGAAATCCTTCCAAGCGTCATATCTCCCGGTCCATCAAAAAAGATTTTTACTTTAGGATGGTCGCCATGTTGGAACCATTGCGTCGCTTCGATAACTATGGGTTTTTTTCTATATTTCATAATTAATTAATAAAAGGCTCTCCATCATTCATAATATGAAACTCATCAAAATCAAAATCCCAAATACTCATGCGACATTGATTACAAACAGAAAGAGTGTCGCCGCTCCAAGCAACGGCGCACTCTTCTAGTTTTGCTTCTTTTTTGACCTTTAAGCAAGTCATATCTTCAACTTTTCAGGAACAAAAGTTCCTTCATTTTCTACAATATTCTCCATGATTAATTGGAGACGCTTTTTTTCAGATGGATATTTATTATAAAATACTTCAATACGATCATCTTCATCATAATCTCGAAAGAATCCATCGTTTGCTTCAAAATAAGATTCGATCAATTTTAGTTGAGAAGTGCTGAATATTTTATTGAATTTATTAGACAGTTTCTCTTCTTCCTCAACCAAAGCTCCCAAATCTTCTGAAACATCATCAAGATCTTCAAGTAAAGTATTATTATTGAAATTTGTGCAACTCATAAAGAGTCCGCCAAGAGCGCATACATTGCAAGATTCGATTTTCTTTTCTGCGAATAACTCTTGAACAGAGTCTGTGTATTTAATATCTGCCCAAGTATCAGTAGGATTGTAATTTGGTTGCACCCAACATCCACTCTCAGCAATATACCTCTTGGCCTTGAGTTGGGCAAGGACATCTTGAGCAATCATTACTCTTTTTTGAGCTTTGTTTGCTTTCTTGAATTCTGCGTTTAGATTTTTAGTCTTCGTTTCCATAATAGTTGCTGAATTCTCCGTATCCGAAACAAGTGCGGAAATTTTCTTTAATAGTGTCGAGTTGCGGGTCTATCGTAGGGGCTTGGACAGGATTGTCAAGGATATATTTTTGACTATGCTGGCTCTTCAATATGTTGGCTTTTTTCATTAATTCATACGCTTGGGCTTCAAGATCAAGAACATCTTGACAACCATTAGCATAACGATTTGCAGCTTCATCTTGAGATTGCAAATTGCCTTTATGATTAATAATTTTTTGATACTCTATCTTGAATAATTCGTAAGACTCAGCGAGCTTAGGAAAGTCTTCAAGAAAGAAATAGAAACCAATATCCATAGGATATTGACCTCCTGCATCGCCGGGGCATCCTGAACTAGTATGGAAACCTCTAAAGCCGGGGCCTCCAGTACCTGCATAATAACTACCAAAAAGAAGAGAATTAGCAGATTCTCCGCTGTTTTTACTCTTTTTGTAATTTTTAATAGATCCTTTAACGCCACCAGACCAGCCAAGAAAACTAGTAGGATAATTTTTGTCGCCGCCACTCCAATTAGTTTTCTTTCCAATTGGCGCACCGTGAGAGTTACTCACTTGCCCAAAAGTAACATTAATACTAACCTCGCAATCAAATCCCCAGAATTCTTTTGCTTTTTCTACAATTAGGTTTTCAATTTCTGAAACATTTGTAGCATTTAAGCGAATCCAATCTTTCTTTATAAGATTAGATTCTTGAGCTAGTTTATATTGCGCTGCTGCAATTATAGCGTCTTCTTTAGCCTTGATTGCTGCGACAGCACTACGCTCTGCTTCTGCACGGGAGCGACACTTCTTGCCAGTCTCGGGGCAGATATAGACTTTTAGTTCTTTAATTTCTTTCATAATTATTCCCAGACACGGTGACATTCATGGACTTGTTCAAAACCATCATAATCGTGAATATACCATTTAACATCATCAGGCACTTCAACAATCTTCAATTTAGAATAATGTCCATTCGCTAAATCACCAAGCTGTTCGACAACTTCAATGAGGACTGGATCATTTCTTTCGATCTCCCACTCACCGAATCCATTTTCTTCTTTCTCTTCATTTAAGAAGTAATGAGTAATGGTTTTAATTTTTTCATCTTCTTTAGCTATGATGTTAAGATTTTTTTTATCACCATATAATAGAACAGCTTCTTCGCTAAGGCCAAAGCCGCCGTGCTTTTTATTAATTACTATTTTCATTTTTTTTCTTTGAGGGTTGCTTTGTTTGCTTGCGAGTTCCGGTGATTTCGTACTTGCCCCAGTCAATTTTATTTACTCCAAATTCATAATCAGGAGGAATAATAAGATGATTCTTTAAGATATACTGCTTTATCTTACGTTGAGCGTTGTTGCCGCTGGAATACTGCTTTCCAACAATGTCTGGAGAGAACTTAGTGTCCATGCGAGGATCTTTCAAGCCTTTTTTCTCAGCTTTTTTTGCTGATTTTGCTGCTTCTTTGGCAAGCACTCTCTTTTTACTCTCGAAAGCCAGCTTGAGAGCAAGAGGTCTACCTCGTAGCTTTTTGACAGGATCAGGCTTGCTTTCGTTGCCTTCCAAGGGATTCCCAACGAAATCAGTTTCAGTTGCAAAACCTCGACGCTTCTCCCATGCTTTAAAGGATTCGTTAAATTTTGTAAACAATCCCTTTGGCAAGTCTGCGCCTTTTGCGTCCCACCATGCGTAATTTTGTTTGTATGCTGCTTTGTATTGATCGTTCATTTTAATGAATTTCTAATCTGTTGTGACTGACGTAAATATTTTCTTGAATAGTAGCTCTGGAAGTTTTGTACCAATTGTCCATGTTGCTGTCAAGACCATAAATGTATTCGCTGCCATACTTCTTGCATTTAAATAAAGGAAAAGGCCCAATTTCTTGAATCTTTTGGATTTCATTTTTAGCTGGTTGATAAGGTTGACCAGCTACCTTAACTTCAGGAAGATATAGCCTCTTAGCTTCTACAAAAAGAATAAATAACTCAGCAAAGAATTCAATAACACCATCACTGCCTTCTCTAATTTTATGTTGAGTCTCTCCAAGAGAAATCACATAGTAACCAGCATGATTATGATAAATTCCTTCACTGAACTTATAAAAAGTAGAACTATAATTTTGATAAACCCCATGAAATCGAATCTTATCATAGATCTCGTTGACAGTAAAACGAGGCTTATAATTATTAATAACTGCTTCAATAGCCTTCTCTTTGGTGCTGTAGTTAAGTTTTAAAGGATCAGGAAGACTATCATCATCGTAACCATCGCTGATACTATAATATTCAATAATATTCATAAAGAAAAAAAAGATAAAAGAAGGTCTGGCTTTTATGCAGTTACCAGACAGGCGGTCAATTGACCAGAGAAAAATGAAAAAAACTCCGCTGCATTACCTTTGTTTTACTTCTTTTATTTAAAAGTTATATTGAAGATTTAGTTATTACCGAGAAATTGAGCAACATCTTCAGCACTCAAGTCATATTTGATAAGCTGAATTACATCGTGATCTACATATTTAACATAAGATACATTGAATAGATCAAGTCCTACTTTATTTACGACGATCATATTATGCGGTAGCCACTTTTTTTTCATTCAAGAACAAGAGTCTCACCATTGACCTTAGCCACAATTAAATTATCAAGAGCAAACTCTCGGAAACGTCCAATTGGCAGAGTCTTTGTAATGCGATTCTTTTCGATGGTAAGAGGCGCACTCTTAGTTTCTTTGTATGGAGCAACTGGAGGAGTAATCTGAACCTTAGAAGTAACTAGACCAAAGATTTTAAGAGAGCCATCATTCTTATTTACTTTAATGCCTTGGATAGTCTTGCCATCGACCTTGTAATCTTCGTAGATGTCTTTCTTTGTGTATTTAGTTTGAGTGCCAGAGAGGCTTGCGTTGAGAGAGGCTAGGATCTCGTCTGCCGCTTGTCGAGGCAAATCTGCCATAATCTGCTTGTCAACTTCAAGCTCCATGATGCTCTTCTGGAGGATGTTGCGGTAGCTGAATCCAAGCTGCAAGGTGTATCTGGCGACCTCGCCAGTGGACTTGGAGCAGTAAGTGAAGCTGGCAAAACGAGCAAGGCCAGCTTGAGAGGCGATCAGATCAACGATTTTCATATCAGGCGTGAGTTTAGTGGGTTTTCAGTCGATTGCAAGAGTTTTCAATAGCTAAAATCAGCTTCTTTTCGAGCTTCGTAAGAGGCTTCGGCGGCATCTTCTCTCTCCGCTTGCTGCTTGTCAAGGTGTTTTCGCAGGATTTCTTCATGGAATTCTTGGCTTTCAAAGTATTCTTCTATTTGCTTGATCTCTTCTTCAGTCAAGCCTTTTTTATCATAAATAATTTCATTGACATCTAAGAAAAGATCTCCCTTGTCGTACCCTTTGCTGCCCCAATACTCGTTGGGTCCGATGCCATTGAAATAAGCTGAAATGTCAACCTTTGCTTTGATTGATTTTTCATTGTCGTCCTTGTCGAAATAATTTACTACAATTTCCATAATCTTTTTATTTAAGTGTAATGAAGTTTATGAATTTCTCTGCTGTCAATTTATCAGGAACAATACTTGGAAAACAAGGATATGATATTGCTATTACTGCTGCAATTAGTGGATTCACTGCTAATGGAGTAAACATACCCACTTCTCTAACTAATCAATTGTATCTTGATAATGCTCCATTTTTAGTAACTGGAAATGTTACGAATGCGTCAGCAGGAACTATCTTTTATTACTATGAAGGTAGCGTTAGACCTCTAAACTAAAATATTTAATCAAACAAGCGGGGGGTTTACGCCCCCCGCTTTTTTATTTACTTCAAATTCTCCAAATACTGTCTACCAACATGAGTCAGTTTGCGACCAGTAGGAGTAACTTCAATCAGGTTTGTCTTTTGGAGATACATTTCTACATCTCTTTGCAAAGACTGCCGAGTCATGTGAGTTTTAGCACTTAGGTTAGTAAGAGTAGTTTCACTCCTTTCGGCAAGGCACTGAAGAACTCTAATCTCCATAGGACTCAATCCCAAAGGATTAATTCCCATATTAGTACAGAATTCTTTCCAGTCATCCATATCAAAAGTCTTTTTGTTCTTTGCAGACAAATAGAGGCCAATATGGTTTGCCATCTGAGTGGCTTTGCGAGCATTACCCCGCAAGACTTTACTGATTTGCTCCATAGCTACATCAGCAATATCGGCGGTAGAGTTCTTCTGAACAATAGCAGAAAGATTTTCCGCTGAATACTGTTCAAGATCTACTCGCTCCAGTCGATCCATCAGAGCATGATCAATCTTGTGAGCCTCTGTTGTAGCAAACAAGAAAGTAACATTTCTGAAATCAAATTCAATAGTCATATCATCGTAAGAAAATGAATTGCTATTTTGTTGATTTGGATTGAGGATTGTTAGTAGGGCCATAGTAATGTCCCTTGGAATCTCGCTTGCTTCATCAAACAAGATTGTAATCTCTTTGCCAACTACATGAGGCACAAGGATATCGTTTACGAAACGCTTAAGGCGGATTAGAGTAGAGCAATTAATTGTAATTGATTTCCTCTTTTTGCCTTCGCTGTTGATAAGCTGATTGGCATAAGTTTGCGCGATCAGCGTCTTACCGCTGCCTCTAGGGGCAGAGAAAAGAATATGGGGAGACAAGCGGGACTTAGCTTGGCCCTCTAAGAAGAAGTTGAGCCTCTTCTTAACCTTTTCTTGTCCTATGATTTTGTCGAACCCCATAATCATTTACTTATTCAGTCGGTTCAGAGACAGTGAACATAACAGGAGATTCAGATTCCTCCTTTGTCTCACGCTCTTGCTCAATCACTGGAGCAGATGCAGTATCCTTGCTCACCTCAGAGAGGGAGACATTATGAGCAGAGAGAAGAAACTCAATGCTCTTAACAAATCCCTTGGGAACAGGGATAACATCGGAATCCTTGAACATCTTGTTCAGGTCTTCCAGCTTGATGACTACATGGTGCTTAGTGCCTTTGGTCTTTGCCATACGTTTTTATTTTTTGCTGCTGATCTGAGGGGTGATCCCTTGATCTGCGTCTACTATGGAGCAGGGGGATCGAAAGTCAATAGTGGGCTTTAAGATTTTTTGCAGATTTTTTCCAAATCTCATTCTTGACACTGGTCCAAAATCGTGCATATCACCCACACCACGATATAAGAAAGGAAAAAAAGGCAATAAAAAGAATCTCCGTAATAATCCATATATTACTTGACTTTTAGCCGCTCCATCTCGCTCTGAATCTTCTTGATAGCAGACACTTCGATTTGCCTGATTCGTTCTTTTGTCAAGTCAAATTGCAAGCCAATAGTTTGAAGGTCAGCGGCCTCCTCGCCATTCAATCCAAATCTCCTATTAATAACTGTTCTTTCTCTTAGAGGAAGTCGGGCTACAATTTTCAATACAATTTCTGATACTTGTTTATTATTTAACTCTTGATCTGGCCTAACAACTGATTCATCTTCTACAACAATTTTTTCTTCTTTGCCTTCATACTCAACAACATAATCAATAGAAATTGTTTTAGAATCTGCCATACATAGATACATTTCTGCATCGTATGTATTGATTTGGAATTTTTTCTTGATTTCTTCTACTGATGGCTTTTCTCCAGTTGCAGACAAGTAATCATCAAAGAATGCTTTTACTTTGTTAGCTTCGTTTCTTGTCTTAAATGATAATTTAAAAGCAGAGAAGTAATTATTCTTTAAGATAAATTTAACCATTCTGCCGCGAATTTCTTTATTTGCAAAAGTAATTAATTTAATGCCCAAAGAAGGATCAAATCTATTCAAAGAATCAAGAAGCCCCATGTTACCCTCAGATATTAAGTCGCTTACTTTAATAGGGTCTTGAGAATACTCAAATGCTACTTTTACTACATATAAAAGATTTGATTTAATTACTGCATCTCTTGCGTCTTCCCAACCAGAGCATCTATCTTTGTAAATTTGGGCAAGTCTCAACTCTTCTTGAGAAGAGACGATGCTGTTTTTAATTTCTGAAATGTATAGTTCGTAGCTTTTATTCATAGGCAGTGCGCCCAATAGTGGCAGTTGTTTTGTTTTTGTTTACGATTCCAGAATATAGCCCTAGCAATATAACTAGGAATATTAAACATCTTGCTCCAAGTAAGCCAATGATCTTCTATATTCTTGTATTGTCTGCCGTGCTTTGATTGATTTAATTTATATAATTGAAAGAGGTGAGTATCAGCGCAAAAGCAGTGCGCCTCTAGTGGATGCTGCATCTCAAGAGCGAAGCTAGTCTTCGCCAGACCAAGCCCCAAGATGCGACTCTCTAGCCTGTCACGGTATTCAGTCCACTTTTCTGAATTCTTCTTCTCGTAATCTGACTTGCGATTCTGCCAGTAATCTTTAGAAAAATTAGTTATAAATCTTACTCTATTATTGTGAAGCCCCACTCCACACTCAATCAATCTGGAGCGCAACTCTTCTTCATTGCCCATCCAATTCCAGAAGTCTTTGATTCTAATATAGGCTTTTACATTGTTCTCCCATGTAGTATGCACAGAAAGAAAAGCAAATAAATATCTCTGAAACTTTTGCTCTGGTTCTTCTGGGGTTAATTTAGACCAGTAATTATGATGCTCTTGTATTTCACTAGAAGAGATAGAATGGAAGAATTCTTCTACATCTTTAGTAAAAGGTTTCCTTACAATCGGACCATCAAATAAGTCTCCTTGTATAAGAGAGTTATTGTAAATATTACCAATAAAATCCAATTGCATATTAGAAAGGGGGCGAGGTTTCCCCCGCCCCCAATTGTAGTCTACTTAACCTTGCTTTGCAAAGCGACCTTTGGAGTCCCTTACAAATTTATGAGATTTATCTCCAACCTGAACGGTAATAACGGAGATTTCTTCAGATTTATCATCGTTATCCCAACCATCATCAAAATCAAGATCATTATCATCTTCATCGTCTTGAGGTTGGTAAGCCGATTCAGCATCTTTAGTGTAGTGCTGCGGCAGCGGACCATCGTACTTAGCCACAACTTTATACTTGCAAGTGCGGAGCTTCTGACAGTTGCAATCAGAAGGAACAGAAACAACATCAGCAGGATCAATCTCGACAATCAGAAGGATTGAATCATGGCCTCCAAAACTAGAAGCATATTCAAGTGATCCAGCGTGGAAGCCAACTGAACAGCCTTGGTTATGATCATCGCAAACATTGTTGCGGATCATCTGCAAAGTATTTCCAATTGAGTTATTGAAATTACCAGTATGATGATCAGTATAATCTGAACGGACACTCTTATACGCCAAAAATGTGCCAGCGTCAGTGATAGGCATATTCTTGTGAGCCAAGAATGCGTACAGTTCATTGACGGCTCGACGAGAAGGGTTAGCCATCAAACGCTCCAAGAACTTAATCAAGCTCTCATGCGGAAGACCCTTCTCCATGAAGGACAAGATCTTATCTGTCAGATAGTTATGGATCGGCTCTCCGTTGAAGAAGATCGTGCCATCGACAACTTTAACTTTATCTCCAGTGAAAGAAGAAATAGCCTTCTTAATTGAGACGCATTCCTTTAGCGCATCGTAATCTTTGCGCTTGAGGCATTCGATTGCCTGTTTCCAGCAAGGGTTGCCAGAGTTGATAGTGTAGGTCTTGCCTTCAAGGCTGACCGTGAGCGAATTCTCGGTGAGAATAAATGCAGGTGTTTTCATAGACTACGAGTGGATTATGGGGAAGTTCAGGCGGCTGTCAAACTTTTTTCTTCAAGTTGGAGATATTTTTCGACGATAGGAGCGTTTTTGTCTTCGTACCAGTTAATTGCCTTAAAAATCTCAAACTGATCTTTAATCTTATTAAATTCAATTTCGAGAGAATGAGTGGGCTTCAGGTTCGCGGTGACGGTTCCAAGCAAACCAGTGCGTTCAAATGTGGCAATAAGTTCATCAGCAATAATGGTATTTACGGTTTGCAAGTTAAAAGATTCAACCAAATCACTAAAATCTTTAACAACAGCAATCTTCTTGATGCGCCTCATAAAGCGCATTTCCGTTGCATTGTGCCTTGTGAACTGCTTATACTCAACATAATTTGCCAGCTTTTGGCTTTGATTGTCTGTCCAATGAACAGAAATGTAATCCTCAACATACTTCTTTAGGCTCTTCCACTTGGGATTACCAGCAACCTTTTCTGCTGTATCCTCCTTGAAACAAGCGATCTCAGGAAAGTCAATCTTGAACGCTTTGTTAGTAAGATTAAGCAACCTTATAAATTGAGTTGCATCAATAATACACTCAGGATCATTTCTATCAAAATAAGATTTGCAATAAAACCTATTGATATGCAAGTAAACCCCGCCGTCATCCAAGTTAAAAGAAGCCTGTTTGAATTGATCGCTCTTGATTTTATACCAACTGTGAGTCGCGGAGAGATCCAGCTTGAATTCTGAAGAGATATGCTTGGGATTCTCGTCTACAGAAACGCCAGAAGTATCTTTGGGATAAACAATCTTATTAATCTTCTCACTAGAAGTGTAAACGAGTTCCTTCTCTTCCATGCCAACGTCACTCAGATACGCCTTCTTGGCAACGTCATTCTCGAAACTAATAACATAAATATGTTGAATGCCATGCGTCTTGTCAAAGACATAGTGCGCCAAGCGGGGCATGAACTTAGTCTTAGTGTCATCAACGTAAAGCCTAGCCCAAGAGGTGCAATTGATAATTTTGTTATCAACAGTCTTACTGATAATCCGCTCTGAGCGACCACTCTTTAGGATTTCATAGACCTTCATTTGCTTGGCAACAGTGTTGGTAGGAATCAGGCGATAATCCTCCAACTTTTGGTTATTCCAAGAGATGTTATTGAAGTGACTCTTGAAGCGATAAAAATCGCCATGATTATTAGTCAAACTGTTGTAAATAGCCTTGGCTTCAAAAAGGCTTTTAGCATTTGTGATCTTATCTTTGATCTTAGAGTCTACTTCAGTCATAATAGACTTGAAACGCTTCTTGATTGCGTTCTGAGTGACAGTGCTGAACTGAAGAGCTTCACGGGAAGCAGCGACCTCAAGTTCTCCGATTTCAAATTCAACAATAAAATTCGTATGGAAAACATGACTCAAACCTTCAACAGAGTCGCCATTAATAGGATAAGCAACATTACCCATAATGGCAACAGAAGGAGTAGCATCCCAAGAGTTGCGAGACTTGAGGAAAGACCAGCCATCGCCATTCAAGACAAGCTCGTCTAGCTTCCATTGCTCATCAAGATACTCTTGAGGGATATTCTTAATGATGGGCTTGTTTTTGAAATGCTTGAAGAACTGAGCGATAGTTTCCTTGAAAGAATGAAGATCTTTGATCTTAACAGGAATAACAATCTCTACTCCATTGTTTTCTGAGGTAGACTCCTCGTTCATAAGGAGAATCTGCCCGATCTTGCTCTCGTCGAGGAAAGCGTTGTAGGTATAAAGAGTGCCATCGTGATAACTCTTAATTACGAAGTTGTCGCCATAAGCGAAACCAGACTTAGAGCCAAGACCGAGTTGACCAATCAGAGCGTTGCTCTGACGCTTGGTAGATTCGCCATAGTAGGCGTACACTTCAGCGATACCTTCAGGAGAAAGCCCAGACCCGAAATCCCGCACTGAAAAAGACGGGTCATCAAAGGTGGGACAGGTGACGATGAACTTTTGATCAGCAACTCCCGCTTCAACGTGAGCGTCGTAAGCGTTGCAAGAATACTCTCGGATAACCGCGAGAATCTTGTTTGAGTAAAGCTGATTGCGAAGGACGTTGAAAATGTGAGCAAGACCCTCTTTCTTGATTCCGAAAGAGACTCCCTCGTTTTCGATGCCGGACTTACGAACTTGGTAGGACTTTTCTAGGACGATCATTTGCGCTGCAAGTTAAGGTTGAGACTCAGACTACGCAACGAATCTACACCATCTTGCTCTGCGATCAAGCCCTTTTCGGAAAATTTTTTCGCGTCAAAACCCCAGCAAAACCGGGGTTTTCAGAGACTTTTACGTTTGTCAACGCTTTTTCACCATGAACTTTTCACCAGTTTCTTCAGTCATTTTCTCCGCCCAACTCCTAGCCATGCCTAGCCCTTCTTTGTTGGCTGGGAAAGCTCCAAAATTAAATTTCTTATTTTTAGAAACTACTTGATAAAAGTTAAATGATTTACTTCCTTGGGCCTTTTTTTGGATTTTGCTTCGTTTCTTTTTCATGTTTAATAAATTCTTGGACCTCTTGCTCTAGCTTATCTATCGTATCTATCTCTAATCTGCCTCTTGGGAGTAGGGCTTCTAATTGAGTTAGCAATTCTATAGTTCTTTGCTTATCTTTTTTCTTTTTAGAATTTTCTATCTTGTCTAGTTCTTCCATTAGCTTTGCAATTTCGTTTTCCCACCAGACAATGCTTTGATTAGATAAATCTACTCTTTTAATTATATCTTGAGCTTTAGATAAATTATCTTTATTCATTTATGAATTCTTTAATTGTTTTGGCTAGATGAGTTGAATAGCTAATTGATGCTGGATCAATAGACTTATCTAATTCTTTAAGTTTTAAGTCTTCTTGAATTGTTGCTCTTATTAATTCATCAACTAATTCATTCAACACTGCTTTATTTGGCTCATTCTTGTTCATTATTGTCGTCCTCTTCTATTTTGTAGTTATCTTCTTGTCTATTTAAATGTTCTAAAATGTAATCATCCATTAAATCTTCTAGGATTTCTTGAAAATAATCTAAAGTTTCTATTTCGTTTAACTCTTCTGTATCTTCTAGTTTTTGAAATTTCTTATATAATTTTGAACTTATTTCTACTTTCATATTTTAAAATACACTTTATTTATTGATATTGTAGTATTCTGCTATTTGTTTAATCCAAGATAAATCGTAATTCATAACACGAACTGCAATGCCAGATTGCTCTATTATTTGGTTACAAACTGACAAACTAGCTTCATCTTCAAGCATAGTTCCTTTTCTATTTGCCATATATATTTCATTAACTCCTGCTTGGATTAGGGATTGCAAACAGTTATTGCAGCATTTCCCAGTTACATAAGCTCTGCCGCCTCCTGCTTCTCTTGGCAAAACTCTACAATTTAAAATAGCATTCAATTCAGAATGTATCATAAAAGGGTACTTATTTGGCCTTAAAGCTGGCAAACTTTGATCATTTATACCCCTAATAAAAGAATTGTAACCAGTGCCAAGAACAATATTATTATTATCTACTATAACTGTTCCATGTTTTGTTTCTTGATCTCTGCTGCGAGAAGAAGCTATGAAAGCTAACCCCAGAAAATAATCATTCCAATTTGGGCGATCTAAATTCATTTCGTTACATAATGTTTATTGGTTAGAAAAAGTCAAGTTATTGTTTTACAAAAAGTGTAATAGAAATAAGTTATGACTACTGTTGATTTATCCACTCAAATTCTTGCTGCAAAACAGCAAAAAGCATTAAATAAACCATTCAGGACTCCAAAGGGTCCAAAGAAATTCTCTGTCTATGTAAAAAATGACAAAGGAAATGTTGTAAAAGTTAATTTTGGTGATCCAAATATGGAAATCAAAAGAGATGATCCTGCAAGAAGAAAGAGCTATAGAGCTAGGCATGGTTGCGATAAGAGTCCCGGCCCAAAATGGAAAGCTAATTATTGGTCTTGCAGACAATGGAGAGCTAATGCTCCAGTTCAAGGTTCTGTTCAAGTAGACGCTGAATCAGAAGCTAAGAAAGGACTTTGGTATAATATTCAAAAAAAGAAAGAACGCCTTGGTCAAAACTATAAACCAGCAAAGCCGGGAGATAAAGATTATCCAAAGCAAGATGCGCTAAAGAAAGCTCAAGGCGGCGAAGAAGATTGGGATGGAATTACTCTATGGGATCAAATCGAATTACTTAAGATTTGCCCAGAGTTTGCAAAAGCAGACGACATTGAAGTGGAAAAAGATCCAGAAGAAATGCTGTTCAATAGTCAAGAAGCTGCTGAGATGGCAGTAACTATATTTAGTGCTGGTGCAGAAAAAATGTCTGCAATGATTGAAGCTGTAAAATCTGATCCAGTTATTGCTGCAAGATGTTCTGATCCTTGGGTGCTATCAGATATTGCTTTGCTAGAAAATTATGTCAACAGTATTCATGGATATTTAATGTACCCTAAAGAAGGTTTCGCTTCTATTACTAAGAATGGACTAGAAAGAGATTTTGAAATCGGCTCAAAAGTTAAAAACATTAATCCTAGTTGCAAGCACTATGGTAGCGAAGGCGTAGTTGAAGATGTTGAAGATTTGCCAAATGATATGGGTAAAGTTGTCAAATATAGAGTAACAAATAATGGAGGAAACTATAAAATAGGAGACTCTTTAACTAAGACAGTTGATCAATTAACAAATGCCGCTCTATTTCAACCTCCTCTTATTTTAAATAAACATAATACTAAAGTAGTAGATCAGGCTTATAAAACTATTGTTGAACCCACTTTAGAAAAAGAACATGGAGAAAGAGAAGGAGCCTTTACTGAAGACGATATGGAATATCAACTAGAATACAAAAAAACTGTTCACCTTGATTATCCTATAGAAAATCAAATAACAAAAGATAAAATCTTTACTCCTGAAGAGTTGGATAAAGACTTAAAAGAATACCCCGGTAATTCTAAGAGGTAACTTAATTAAAAACAAACACGCCAGCCGAAAGGCTGGCTTTTTTATTTACCCCAATAAATCTTTTCGCCTCGCTTGTAATGTTTAAAATTACTTTGAGCGTCTTTATTAACAAAATGCTTGTCTTCATAAACAATAAAATTATTTGGCAGAAAAGCAAATTGCCCATTTTCTAATTCTATCATATTTAATGGCTTATGCTCTTGGGCATATCTGCTAAAGCCATCTTTCCAATCAATCATTATTCCAGTGTGTCTGCCTTTTGATTCTATTGGCTCTGTCGTCTTACATTCTACGCCTTCAAGATATTTGACATTAAATATATCTAAGTCTTCTCCCATTGCCGCCCAAGGCATTAAATCATCAGAAGTAAACTCAAAAGCTTTCTTGGTTGAAATAGCATGGATGGGCAAACCAGTCCAATTAGCTCCAGACTCAAGCAAAACATGGCACATTAATACTTGATTAGACCTACAAAAAACAGAATGCCAAATTGCTGGAGTATAACCAGAAGGCATTTTATCGCCAAGAAATCTATTATCTACATTAACATAAATATGAAAAGGAAGATTAGCGTGACGAGACATGACGAATATTCTATTATTTGATTAGAGTCTTTTCAAAATTTATATTTTTTAAAATTATGAAACTTTTATAAATTGATCTTGTGAAATCCAAGACTTGTTTACTTTGAACCTTTCATAATTATCATAAGCCTTATACATCATGTCTCTATATTTAAAACACACTCCAAAATTTTTTTCTAAATCTATTTCTCCCCAAGTAGTTCTTTCTTGCATGGAGTCTGCGCTAATAAAGCAATTGATGTCCATTTCTGATATTTTCCATTCATAGAATTCTGCTATTATTTTTTGAAAGCATTCGTTATTCCTATGTCTTTGTCTTATCTCTTGAATCATGCAGTTTTGCAACATGGGATCATTCATAAATAGATAAGGAGAATTTAAATATTCTAAAATTTTGCTTCTATGACAAATTATAAATTCCCAGTTCATTCCTTTGCCGTCTGTATTATCGAAGCCTGAATGCTTTATTATTTCTTGACCATTTAAAATAGAAAAATCAAATATAGGAAATAAATAATGAAAGTCTGTTCTTGTTACAATAAAATAATCATAATCGTTTACATAAGGAGTTATTAAAAAAGCTAAATTCTTAAAATCCCAATGCCTATAGCAAACTCCTCCAGTGCATCCATTTACAGTTCCTAACCAGTTAGATTGAAAGTAAAAATCTTGCTCATCTAATTTACTATATAAAGAATCTGGGACTAAAGTCTTTCTTAGATCTGGCTTTTCATATATCCTGCCTTTGACTAGCCTATTATTGAATACATTAACTTTATCGTCTTTAATTGGATCGTGCTTATTAAAACAATAAAAAATTCCTGCGCTCAAAGGCTCTAATATGTTTTTATAGAGCGTTGGAACGCAAGAATTTATTCCCCTTACTTCTCCAGTTAAGCAAACAGCTACTCTGGGACGCATATTACTGACTAGACTTCAAAAGGGCATCTAGCTTTCCTTGAGGAGTCGAAATTCCAGCAATAGCAGTAAATATAGAAAGGCCTTCCTTATTTCCTTTATAAACTCCTTGATGAACTGTACTTCCAGACTGTAGAGTTCTATTCAGTTGATTAAATGCATTATCCAAATATTCTTGAGGAATACTGTCGAGAGTCTTTTCGTCTGCGATAGCAACTGTAGCGGCAATCTTTCCTGATCCAAGATCCAAATCTCCACACAACACATTTCTCTTAAGATTTTCTCTTACAGCCTTAGAAATATCAGCTTCGCTGCCCAAATTTGGAACATTAGTCATTCCAAATACCATAATTCCAGAATCTAATACAGTTCTCAAATCATTGCTATCAAAAGTAGAATGCTGGCTACTCTTGGTAACAATATTATTAAATAGATGAAATAAAGCAGAAATATTTGAATTAGCTACTTGCCAAAATTTACTTACTGGTAACTTAGGGTAAAGAGTATTAATTTTTTCATTATCAAGAATAATAAGCGGAGAAACTACCTTATCTTCTACAAGTTGGCACACTTCTTTCAAAGTTTCATAAGCATTTAAACTTACCTTCTTGCCTTCTGATAGCTTTGGAAGAGCCAACACTACTCCAACATAAGGAGAAGTAGCTTTCACAGTTTGCTGATACTCTTTAACTGTCTTGATTAGCTCAGAGCAAACCCCT